CCGTAGTGATCTAACATCGGTGATACCCGACTTTATCCGACTAGCTGAGGAAAGGCTACGTCGAGACATTCGGACTCGGCAGATGTTGATTGTCGCAACGGCATCGACTACAGGTGGGGATTCTACTGTTGGATTACCTACAGACTTCTTAGAGATGCGCGATATTCACCTGAACACTAATCCGGTGACTACATTGCGCTACAAGGCTCCTAATTCGTTCTATGCTGAGTCTCGCGTAACGGATGGTGGTAAGCCTATCGACTACACGATTCTAGGCTCTGAGATACAGCTAGCCCCATCTCCAGACGGTACTTATGTGCTTCAGATGCTGTACTACGGCAAGCCTACTCTGTTGTCGGATACGAATCCTAGTAACATTTTCCTAGCGAACTATCCTGATGCTTTGCTTTATGCGTCTTTGGCTGAAGCAGAGCCTTACCTAATGAATGATGCCCGTATTCAGACATGGGCTACTTTATATGATCGTGCAGTAACGGCGATCACGAACTCTGACCAGTCGAGCGAATACAGCGGTCAGCCTATGTCTATGTCTTATAACGTGAGGTAAATCATGGCAGAGATGTCAACATATCTTGAGGACGCGCTGATTAACGCGACTCTGCGAAACACTAGCTACACCAGCCCTACGACGGTGTATGTCGGTCTGTTTACGTCTGACCCGACTGATGCTGGTAGCGGTACTGAGGTATCTGGTGGCTCGTATGCTCGGACTGCTGTGACATTTGGTGCGCCTAGTGACGGTACGTCCTTGAATAGTGCTGCGGTTGAGTTCCCCCAAGCAACTGCTTCATGGGGTACGGTTGGATGGATTGGAATCCATGATGCTGCGACTAGCGGTAACTTGATGTATCACACGGCATTGGATGTTTCCAAGACGATCAGTACGGGTGACATCTTTAAGATAGCTATTGGCTCGTTGTCTGTGAACCTGAGCTAAGGGAATTAAATGTCTACTATCGTTACACGGGCTGGTAAAGGTAGCGCACTTACCCATAACGAGGTAGATGCTAACTTTGTCAATCTCAATACTGACAAGATTCAGTCAGGTGATACGGTTGGCAGTCTGATAATCCTGAGTGCGACGATTTCTGGTGGAACGATCACAGGGATTACGGACTTAGCGGTTGCTGATGGTGGAACTGGTGCAAGTACGGTAGCTGGCGCACAGGCTAATTTGCAAGTTGATCCTGCTGGAACTGCTGTAGCTCTAGCGATTGCTTTGGGTTAATTATGGCTAATACTTTCAAAAATTTCCTAACCAAAGACCTAACGACCACAGGCAGTACGCTTTATAGCTGCCCATCGGCTACACAGACTACGGTTATCGGATTCTCTATCTCCAATACGTCTAGCTCACCGATTACGGCTGATGCGTTCATTACGTCTGGTGGTACGGATTACTATTTAATTAAGTCTGGTGTCGTTCCGGTAGGTGGTTCTCTGGTTATCGTTGGTGGGGATCAGAAGGTCGTACTAGAGGCTTCGGATGTCCTAAAGGCATTGGCTAGTACGACTACAACGGCTGATGCTGTGGTATCTGTACTGGAGATTGCATGAGTTACATAGGCTCTACTCCGACGAATCAGAACTTCATTGCAGGGACGGACTCGTTCAATGGGACGGGTTCGGCTACGAACTTTACGTTGTCACGGTCAGTCAACTCGACTAATGACATTCAGGTAGTCGTTAATAACGTCGTTCAGTACCCACCGAACTACTCGGTATCAGGCAATACGCTAACGATCTCTCCTGCTCCGTCTAGTGGTACGAATAACGTCTACGTTAGGTATCTGTCTACGACGCTACAGAGCGTTGGTGTAGGTGATTTGAGCGTTAGCACGAACAAGATTCAAGATAACGCTATCACAACGGCAAAGATTGCTGCTGGTGCTGTAATTCCTGCTGACTTATCTACTGGTGCGCCTAGCTGGACTGAGGCTGGATTGCTGCAATTTAACTCAGGTTACGGCTCAGTAGCCACAGCCTACGGTTGCAGAGCATGGGTCAACTTTAACGGCACAGGCACAGTCGCTATTCGTGCTAGTGGAAATGTGTCGAGTATTACAGATAATGGCACTGGTAACTACACAGTGAACTTTACGACTGCGATGCCTGATACGAACTACGCTGTTGTTTGTATGGGCGGGGATTCTGCTAGTGTTTGGGGTGAAATTGTCCATGCAGCAAACCCCCCTGCACAATTAACAACATCAGTGCAATTTCTTGTATCAGGCAATAACAGCAGTGCACGAGCAGACAGTAACTATGTTGCCATAACAGTTTTCCGCTAACAAGGAGTAACAATGAACCAACGCATAATTTACCCAACAGACGATGGCGGTGTCGCGGTCATTGCCCCAGCCGCTGAGTGCGGCTTAACCATTGAAGAAATCGCTGCTAAAGACGTACCAGAGGGTAAGCCTTTTGAGATCGTAGACGTAGCAGATATTCCTTCCGACAGAACTTTCCGTGGAGCGTGGTCATGGGTCTCGTAATCGACATCAACAAAGCTAAAGCCATTGGTCACGATATGCGTCGTGCTGCTCGTGCTGAGGAATTCAAGCCTCATGACGATGCGATAGCCAAGCAGATACCGGGTACAGAAGGTGCAGAAGCTGCTCGTCAGGCTATCCGTGACAAGTACGCAGCTATGCAGACCAGTATTGACGCAGCAGAGACACCGGACGAGATTAAAGCGGCTCTGGGGGTATAAATGCCTATTAGCTACATTGAGACGGCTAGTTTAGATACGGCGTTAAATGCGCCTACGGCTACAGCATTGTCTACTGCATCTGGAAGTGCGCCGTCTTATTCTGCTCGTGCTTGGGTGAATTTTAAAGGCACAGATACAGTTACCATTCGTGCTAGTGGGAATGTAAGTTCTATTACTGATAATGGGACTGGTCAATATACTGTAAATTTTACTACTGCAATTATCGATAACGCTTACTGCACACAATACAGTTGTACTTCTAATGATGACACTGGGTTTACAACAGGTGGTGGAAGGCAGTTTGCGATGATTCGTTTAGGAACAACAACAAGTGTACAAGTGCAATGTATTGATGATGGTGGTGGTTTGGCAGATTCAATTACAAACCACGTAGCTATCTTCCGCTAACAAGGACTAATCGTGTCATACATCGGCGCAGAACCTACCACAGCAGCGTTTCCGTTTGACCAGTTCAGCGGTAACGGTACGACTACGGCATTTACGCTGACCTATGCGCCAGCGAGTACGACTTCGATCATTGTTGCTATTAGCGGTGTAGTACAGAACCCTAACCTGTACTCGGTCATCGGCACAACGATCACATTCTCACCTGCTCCACCTACGGGTACGAATAACATCTCGGTCTTGTATCTTGGCTTGCCAGTACAGATCGGTACACCTATTCCCGGTAGCAGATTAGAACTTGCATTAGGGTCTGCGGCTAACCCGTCGCTAACCTTTCTTGGCGATACGAACACAGGCATCTATTCGCCGACTGCTGACACGATTGCATTTACTGAGGGTGGTATTGAAGTAGGTAGATTTGACTCTAGCGCTAACTTCCAATTCAACTCAGGCTATGGCTCGGTTGCTACGGCCTACGCTTGTCGTGCATGGGTTAATTTCAACGGTACTGGAACGGTAGCGATTAGGGCAAGTGGTAACGTAACGAGTATCACGGATAATGGTACGGGTGCTTACACAGTTAATTTTACAACTGCGATGCCGGATGCGAATTATTCTGCTTTTGTAGATATGACACCTTCAGTTTCTAACGCTGGCTCTGACACCTTCCCCATAACGTATCAAACAACAAGCATTGAAGTAAGACATTTTGAAGCTAATGTGTTGCGTGATAGCGTTGCAGTTAATGTTTCAGTATTTCGCTAATAAGGACAGATCATGCCTTTGACACAAGTCTCCCCCGGTCTGCTTGATAGCAATGCCCAGTATTACGGCTTCAAGAACCGCATCATCAATGGCGGGATGGTGATAGATCAGAGGAATGCTGGGGCTAGTGTTGGAACTGGTTCAGGTAATGACGTTTATACGTTAGACCGATGGCAAGCAGTTTATAGCGCTAATAATAAGTACACTATTCAGCAAAGCACAACTGCGCCAGCAGGCTTTACTAATTCGTTGTTGGTCACATCTTCGGCTGCTACCAGTACCAGCGCAGGGGACATTTACCACATTGGTCAAACCATCGAAGGCTTTAACGTAGCAGACTTGAGCTGGGGTACTGCTGGCGCACAAACGGTCACGATGTCGTTTTGGGTTCGCTCTAGCCTTACAGGTACTTTTGGCGGCGCTATTCAAAACAGCGCAAACAACAGGTCGTATCCGTTTACGTTTACGATCAGTGCAGCAAACACCTTTGAATACAAAACAATCACTATTGCCGGAGATACAAGCGGAACTTGGGTGACGAACAACGGCTCTGGAATCAAGCTCAGATTTAATTTGGGTTCTGGTTCCACCTATAGCGGAACTGCTGGGGCATGGGCTGGCTCTGATTTTCGATCAGCCACGGGGGCAACTTCAGTTCTTGCCACCAACGGAGCCACCTTCTACATCACCGGCGTGCAGCTAGAAAAAGGCAGCACAGCCACCAGCTTTGACTACAGGCCGTATGGTACGGAGTTAGCGTTGTGTCAGAGGTACACATACAGACACTCCGCAGAGGGCGATATAGATAATTTTGCACCGCTTGGGCAGGGGCGTTATTACGGTACAAACGCTGCTCAGTTGTATGTCCCTTTCAAGGTCACGATGAGAACATCTCCAAGTTCGGTAACTCAAGTTGGCAATGTATTTGTTAATGACACAGGATTTGGGGGGTCTGCCATAACCCTTTCGCTCAATGAAACTTCTTCAAGCGGCGCGACCTTAACGGGAGCCGCCACAACAGGAACTACTGCCGGAAACGCAACAACCTTTTATGCCAACGGCACATCGAGTGCGGCTCTCATCTTTTCTGCGGAGTTGTGAAAATGAGCGAATACAAACTTTATGTAAGACCCCCGCGCACCGAGCCAGATGCTGCTATGCGGTTTAACGCAGACGGTTCTGTGACTTCGTTTATTTTCTACCCCGCGAACACGGATTACCAAGCCTATCTTCAATGGTTGGCTGAAGGCAACGAACCGGAACCTGCTGACGAATGAGCCTTCAATACGTCGTTTATGACTATTGGGATTACGGCTATGCTGAAGGCGATGCCATCCTTGTTGATGGGAGTGCATCGGTAACGGCAGTAGCTACTGTTTCTGCTTTTGGTTCAAGAGTACAATTCGCAGCAGGTAGTATTACTGGATTAGCAACATTTACTGCTAGCGGTACTAGGATTCAATTCGGTGATGCAAGTATTACCGGAGTAGCAACAGTAACGGCAGACGGTATTAGGATTCAGTTTGGTGCGGGTAGTGTTACTGGTGTAGCTACAGTAACGGCTATCGGTGGCGTTCTATACGAGGGTTTTGCGTCGATTAACGCATTAGCTACGGTAGAGGCTTACCCTATTGCTGTATGGGCTGGAAACGGCTCTATTCAAGCCGTAACGGTATTTACAGCGGCTGGTCAGATAATTGGTGAGGAATGGTTAGATGTTGTTCCTCAGACGGATACTTGGGCTGGTGTTACGACGAGTAGCGATCTATGGACTGCGGTAGCGGCTGAGTCTAATTCTTGGACTCCCGTGAATAGTGGTTCTGACACATGGACTCAGCAGAACGCTGGCTCTGATACTTGGTTGAGGCAATAATGCAAAAGATTGCTTTTGGTGAATGGCTTCCAGATCAGCCCGGGGTAACAGGGGCGGTAACTGACGCTAAGAACTGTTATCCCGTTTCTAACGGTTATGCGGCATTTCCTAGTGAGGCTGATTACTCGGATGCAGCGGCTCAAAACCTGCTGATTACCTTTGCGGGTAAGTTTGGCGGTGCTACGAACCTATTTGCTGCTGGTGCGACTCAAATCTACAAGTTTGACTCTACAGACGCGAGTTTAGATGCCCTAACGACTACGGGTTACACGGCTGTAGAGGGATGGGATGTCACTCAGTACGGTGGCAAGATGATTCTGGCTAACGGTCAGGATAAGCTACAGTCCTACGAAATCAATGTTTCTACTTATGTAACTGACCTAGCTGCTGCTGCACCTACGGCTAAGTTTGTCACTGTAGTTCGGGATTTTGTCGTAGCGGCTAACGATGGGAATGACACGAACAAGGTCTACTGGTCGGACATTAACGATGAGACAGACTGGACTCCGGGTGCTGCATCTCAGTCGGATACCCAGATCATCCCTGACGGTGGGGACATTACAGGTTTAGCGGGTGGCGAGTATGGTCTGATCTTCCTAGAACGTGCCATATATCGGATGAGCTACACAGGCTCCCCGTTTTTCTTTCAATTTGATGCGATCTCAAGGTCGTTGGGATGTATCTCTAACGGTTCGATTGCTCAGTACGGCGGTCTAACGTATTTCCTAGCCGATGACGGTTTCTACCTTTGCGATGGTCAAAATGTTAAGGCTATTGGCGTAGAGAAAATCAATAGATGGTTCTTTGATAACGTCATCCCTAGCCAGATACCGATAGGAATGAGTGCTACGGTTGACCCTATCCGCAAGTTAATTGTCTGGAAGTTTGAGAATACGTTTGGCGGTAAGAGCCTGTTGATTTACTCGATAGACTTAGACAGGTGGTCTTACACGGATACCACAGCAACGTCTATTTCCTATGTATTAACACCTTCAGCGACGTTAGAGCAGGTGGATAACTACAATTCAAACCTTGATGCGCTGGATATTCCACTAGATTCACGGGTATTTGCTGGTGGTCAGCTACTTTTTGCTGGTGTAGTTGGGGCTAAGATCGTATCTTTCTCTGGTCAGCCTAAGACTGCGAACATTACAACGGGTGATATTGACGCTGGACGGTCTACGGTGACGTTAGTTAAGCCGATTGTGGACAGGGGTAGTGCTTCTGTAGCGATTGCTAGCCGGGATTTGCTGTCGGATCAGGTGGAATTTGGCTCTGATGTACCTGCTGATGCTGAAAACCGTGTATCTATCCGTTCTAACGGTGAGTATCACAGGCTAAGACTGACTCCGACGGGTGCAAACTGGGAAACAGCGGTCGGTTTAGAGGTAGAAGTCGTTAAGCAGGGTAATCGATGACTCAGTTTCGTACATTACCGCCATTTGGAGGGGATCAGAGGGCTGTTGCTGAAGTCGTTCGTGGCGTTATGGACGGGAAGACCAATAACACAGGCCGGATTACCCTAGCGACTAGCAATGCTGTTACCACGACCCTCTACGACGAGCGTATAGGCTACGACAGCCTGATTTTCTTCGTCCCTATATCTGCGGCTGCTGAGGCTGATTCGGCTCCCTATGGGGCGTTTCAGGACTCTACAGACCAGACTGCGGCTAATACGACCACAGGGTACGCAGTTACCTTTAACACAACAGATTATTCCAATGGAGTTTACGTTTCCAATAGTTCTAGGCTAAACGTCAGGAATTATGGAATTTACAACATTCAGTTTTCGTTGCAATTTAAGAACGATTCTAATGATGGTCAGGATGTGGATATTTGGTTTAGGAAGAACGGCACTAACATAGATAACTCGAATAGCCGATTCCATTTACCACAAAGAAAAAGCTCTGGTGATCCTAGTCACCTAATTGCCGCTATGAATTTCTTTATAGAAATGAACGCAGGTGATTATGCTGAGATTATGTGGAGAACGACTAGCACGAGCGTTTCGTTAGAGCATTTTGGTACAAGTACGTCTCCTACTCGTCCAGCGGTTCCTAGTGCTATTGTTACGATGTCTTACGTTGCACCATCGGCTACAACGAACTTATACGTTTCTACACAACAACAAGGTCAAGCAACGATTAGTCATTGGGCTAACGCTACTGCTGACAAAACTTACGGATACATTATTGTCGGATGACGGAATTCAAATATATCGAGCCTGACCAACTAAGGAAGTGGTGGCCTAGCGTCAAGGCTGGATTAGAGAAGATTAAAGCGGTGAGTTCTGAGAGTTGGATCGTGGAGGATGTATACACGGACTGCTGGAATCAGAAGTCAGGGTTATGGGTTGGACTAGAGGATAACCATTTCAAATCGTTCTTTGTATTGCAGCCATTGGGGGAAGAACTCCATGTTTGGTGTGCTTGGACGTTAGAAAATGATTATCATATGGTGCAAAAAGGTTTACAATTCATCAAAAATATGGCAAGGGAAAGTGGTAACAAATACCTAACTTTCACAAGTCATAGGCCGGGCTGGGAACGTAGAGCCAAAGCCTACGGATTCAAGCCTCGGAAATGGATAAGCGAGGTGTGATATGGGCGGTGGTGGCGGTACTCAAGAAACTAAGACGGAAATTAGCCCGGAGTTTAAGCCGTACATTACCTATTCGTTAGGTGAGGCTCAGAGGCGTTATCAGGCTATGCCAGAGGCTCCTGAGACCTTGGCGGTATCTCCGTCAGCGGCTACTCAGCAAGCCCTACAGATGGCTCAACAGAGGGCTGTAGGCGGTTCTCCACTACTTCGTGCTGCTCAGGAAGAACAACTCGCTACGATTCAAGGTCGTGGCGTTAATCCGTTTCTAGGTGGTGCTTTAGAACAGGCTAACCGTTTAGCGGGTGAGCGTTATACCCAGAACATCCAAGACCTACAGGCTGCTGCATCTTCAGCGGGTCGTTATGGCTCGTCAGCGATGGGTCAACAGGCTGGTAAGGCTCAGGACATCTTTGCTCGTGCATTAGCGGAACAGGGTGGTCAATTAGCGTACTCCTCGGCTGAGGCTGAGAGGGCTAGACAGATTGCGGCTTCTCAGGCTGCTCCACAGATGTCTGCTGCTGACTATGCTGATATGCAGCGACTCCTACAGGTTGGTCAGGCTAGAGAAGGCTACGAGCAACAGGCTATCCAAGGTCGATTGGCTGCTCAGGATATTCCGATGCAAAGATTGCAACGTGCTGCTAATGTCTTCTATGGTGCGCCACTGGAGACCAAGACCACGAGTACACCGCAGGGAGGTAAATAATGTCTGGCATGGAACCGATGTTGATTGGTGCTGCTTTAGGTGGCGGTATGTCTGCTGCTAGAGGTGGGAATCCTTTAACTGGTGCGCTACTGGGTGGTATGGGTGGTGCTGTATTTGGCGGTGCTTCTGGTTTAGCAGGTTCAAAACTAGCGGCTGCTGCTCCTACTGGTACTGGTGCATTGGCAGGTGGTGGTGGCTCAGGAATGTTTACGGCTGGAACTCAGTTGGCTAACCCTATGGCTGCTGGTGGTACTTATTTCTCAGCAGGAACTCCTGCAGCAGCAGGATCACTACAAGCAGGTGGAAATGCTGTAATGACTCAGGGTGCTGTATCAGCAGCTACTCCGGCTATGTCTGCTCCTACGTTAATGCAAACGGTCAAAGAGATTCCTAACGCATTTGGAAGTTTCTCTAGAGAAAACCCGTTGATGACGAATATAGGTGGTCAAATGTTAAGGGATGAACTTAATCCTCAACCTATGGCAGCAGCTACACAGCCGGGATTGTTGAGGGGTAGTCCTATCCCATTGGAGCAGCAACAGTTCGCTGCTATGGCTCCTAGACAGCCTATTAGTCTTATCTAAGGTGATATATGGCTATTGAAGACTACATCCCAAATATCTTTGGTGGTGTGCCTACGATGTATCAAGGGCTGCTTAACCCTAAAGATCAGGCTGCATTAGAAAGACGAGCTAATCTAGGTGGATTGCTAAGTGCTGCTGGTGCATTGGCTCAGGGCATGAGTCCACAAGGCTATCGTCGGTCTCCGCTACAGAACGTCCTATCGGCTCTAGGTGCTGGCTTTGGTGGTGCTGCTCAGACTTATGAATCTGGCATTAACCAGATGGCTAACGTCCAGAAGTTGCAACAGTCTCAGGCTCAGATGCAAGCGATTAACCAATTGCTGCAAGACCCTGAAATTGCTAAAGACCCGGCTGCTGTTGCTTATATTCGCTCTAATCCTGCTGATGCGATTAAGTATTTCTCTGAAATGCGTATGTTCCAGCGTGAGCGTGAAAAAGGCATGCCTAGTACGTCCGCTGTTCCTACTGCTGTATCTGCTGATGGTGGTTTGCCCACCACTGAAGTTGCAGGAAATGTAAAAGAAATAGCAAATCTTGAGCGTCAGATTCAAGGTGCTTTGGCTGATGCTAGGGCTTTTTCTAGCTTGCGTGATCCAGTAAAGGCTGAAGCATCTACACGAGTAGCGGATCGTTTAAGAGAGCGTCAACAGCAGTTAATGGCTGCTGAGACTGATTTGGCTCCTCGTATTGCAAACGCTCCAGAATCATACAGGGAACAATATCGCACTTTGCAGTCTTTAAGAGAATCTCTTAAGCCGCAAGAATTTATTACCGCATTGCAAAAGATTGATACTGAAGTTGCTCAGTCCAGAAAGCAATTTAAGTTTGAGGGACTTGCAGGAAACTTTGCATACCAAATGTTTGGCACTAACGATATGACTCAGTTGAAACCTGAGCAAAATGCGTTAGTCCTAAAGTTTGCTAATGCCCCAACAGAAGCAGATCAGACAAAGATCATCCTAGACGCTCAGAAACTCAAGTTTGAGACTGGTGCTGGCGTTCCTATCCCAACTTCACGAGAAGAAATGATAAATCGTGGGGTTCCGACTTCCGTTCCTCCTGCTACGACAACACAGCCTAGAAATCTTGATTATTTGATGAGATTGGCTAGAGAAGAAGGTCAGCCACCAGCACCTTCTGTAAGTACTACGATGCCTCGTGAAGCAGTTGCTCCAAGAGTTACTGCTGTTGAGCCTACAACTGTTTCTGAAGCAAAACAAGTTGTTAAAGATATAAAGAAACCGTTAGTTGATGCATCTAAGAGGCCGTTAATTGACCAGCCAGATTCAATAGTTCCACCAAAACTAAAGCAAGAATTGTTGATGAAACAGCCATCGACTGTTGCTTTGGCTAGTTATGCTTTGAAAAATGTAAGAGATGCTAGGGATTCGGCACAAAAGCTATTAGATAATCCCGGATATATTGAGGCACTAACTGGAACTTTGTCTCCATTAACTGTTAATGCGCCGGGATTTGATCCTTATACAGCTAATCAGTTGCTTAATAACTTGCTAGGTCGTGCATTTGTGAATGAACTTTCACAGATGAGAAATGCTTCTCCGACTGGTGGTGCTGTGGGTAACGTTGCAGTTGCAGAAATGGATAGTTTGTCAAAAATTCAAGCCGCATTAAAAGTTGGCATGAAAAAAGACGAATTCACTAAACAATTACAACAATATATCAATGTCTCAAATGAGGCTTTGAAGCGTATTCCTCAAGAATATGCCTTAACGTATAAATATGGTGGTGAGTTTGATGATTTGCTAAGAGGTACTGTAGTTGAGCAAAATGCTCCTGCTGCTGAAATACCTGCTGGAGTCAAAGTAAGAAAGGTTCGCTAATGCCTCCTAATATTTATGAGATCACTATTCCGGGTTCTGGAACGTATCAGGTAGAGTCTGATCGTCCATTATCGGATGCAGAGGCTTATAAAGCAGCATTAGCGTCTGCACAGCCTAGAGGCGTAACTGAGGAAATAGGTCGTAAGTTTGGTATTGCTGCAAGAGGTGCTGCTCCTGTAGCTGCTGGTACTGCTGGTGGTTTTATGGTTGGTGGTGCGCCGGGAGCATTGGCAGGTGGTCTAGCATTGCCTCTTGCTGAAGTTGGAACTCAGGCTGCTAACGTCTTATTGCCTGAGAAATACCAGATTCCTTCTCCTACTGGTGCTGTAGAAAACCTGCTAACTCGTCTTGGTTTTCCTGCCCCTGAAACTATGGGAGAACGTGCTTTACAGGCTGGCGGTAGTGCCTTAACGAGCGTAGGTGGTCAGTTACAGGCTTTGCCACAGATCGCTAGAACGGCTCAGACAGAGTTAGGCCGTGGTTTGGCTACAGAGTTTGCTAAGGCTCCTACTCGCCAACTAGCGGCTGCTGCTCCTAGTGCTGCTGTTGGTCAGAGTGTAGGTGAGGTTACTGGTAGTCCGGTTGCTGGCATGGTTGCTGGTATGGGTACTGGTGCTGCGTTTGGTGTTGGCTCTAAGCAGCCTTTTGCCCCTACTCGTGAAGAATTGGCTACCAAGTCTACTAAACTCTTTGAAAGAGCCAAAGAATCAGGCGTAATGTTTAATTCCCCTAAGTTTGCGAACAAGATGGATGGGGTAATGAACAGCCTAAGAGATGAGGGATATGAGGCTGGTGGGGCTTATCCTAAGTTGGACATTGCATTTAAGCGTCTGACTGATCCAGCTACACCAAAAGACTTTACTGGGCTAACGAATCTCCGTAAGGCAATCCGTAGCGCACAAGCTAGTATTGATCCTGAAGAACGCAGAATGGCAACTATCCTCAAAGATGAATTTGATGATTATGTTGCTAATGCGCCAAGTAGCGATATTTTGGGTGCAAATACAAAAACTGGTACTGCTTTGTGGAAACAGGCTAGAGATGAATACTCCAAGCTAATGAAGTCTGATGTTTTCGAGGATATGCTTGAGAACGCTAAATTAGACGTTAGCAAGTTTACTCAGTCTGGTGCAGAGAATTCCTTAGCGCAACAGTTACGTCAGTTGGCTAAGAATGACAAGAAGATGCGTATGTTTACCAAAGAGGAACAAGCTGCTATTCGTTCTGCTGCTAAAGGCTCAACTACCCAGAATTTACTAAAGTTCTACGGTAGATTTGCTCCCACAAGTTCAGTTGGTGGGTTATTTGCTGGTGGTGCTACTGTATATGAGCCTACGATTGGCCTGCCATTTACGATTGGTGCTATGGCATCACGTTATGGTGCTGGGAAAATGCGTGAAAGTTCAGTACAAAACCTAGCTGACATTATGAGAGCAGGTCGTGGGTCTATAGTTCCGCCTAATCTAGTACCTGCTGTAACTGGAGCTAGAGGGCTATTAACGCCACTTAACGTCACTGAGGAAGAACTCAGAAACATTACTGGGATGTAATCATGCCAAAGAACAAAGTTAGCGAATACAGCGCAACAGCAGCAAACAATACCGATATTGGCGGCATTAACATTGCTGAAGGATGTGCGCCATCTGGTATCAATAACGCTATCCGAGAGCTAATGGCTCAACTGAAGGATATGCAAGCTGGTACTGATGGGGATAATTTTAGTATTGGTGGGAATCTAGCTGTTACAGGTACTGCTACTGGGGCTACTCCTAGCGTTTCTGACGATAGCACTAAGTTCGCTACGACTGCATTTGTTCGAGACATTATTCCTACTGGCGTTATCGTCATGTGGTCTGGGACTATCGCTACCATCCCTACTGGATGGTTCTTATGCGATGGCTCTAATAGCACCCCAGACTTGCGTAATCGCTTTATTATTGCTGCTAACGCTGACGATGGTGGAGCAGCTAAGACTGCTGTAACTGGTTCAGCTACTCAATCTGGTGGTTCTAAAGATGCGATTGTTGTAAGCCATACGCATACTGCTCAAGCCGCAGGAGACCACCAACATGGTATTAACGGTAATGAAGTTCGAATAACTAACCAATCTGGTTCTGAGATAGTTATGCGGGGGGTTGGAACCGTTCCAGTTACTTATAATACAAACTCTGCTGGAACTCACACGCACACGATTGACTCCGCAGGTTCCAGCGGCACCAATGCAAACCTTCCTCCATACTACGCACTCGCGTTTATTATGAAGTCCTAACATGGAAAACTTATTCTCTCAAATCGTCGTAGGTATTGGTGGTCTAGGTGCAGGAGCTTGGGCTATGTATCAAAAGATTCAGGCCGATAATCGCAACAATAAGTCTGCTGAGATAACTGATGCTGCATGGCAACAGGTTATTACTACCTTGCGAGAAGAAGTCGAGCGTATGTCTGTTCGTCTAGCGGCTGTTGAAGAACAGAACCGTAAATGCGAGGAGCATAACGAAGAACTCCGTAAAGAGTTAAGCGATATAAAGATGCGTCTCCATGTAGAGTGATTGATCCGATAACCATTGCTGCGGCTTATAAAGCCTGTACTACAGCAATCGATCTTGCTAAAAAAGGCGTAGACCTTTACAAGCAGATTAAGAGTACTAGCGGAGATGTCAGCGACGTACTAAAAGACCTAAAAGAACAGTATCACAAGAT